GCTAGTTGTAAAAGTTAGCCCAGAGCCAACAGTTAATGCACCGAAGGTGCTTGGGTAAGCAACAATAATAACACCCGATCCGCCGTTAGCGCCTGTGTAACCAACGCCTGATGCTCCACCGCCACCGCCAAGATTAGCTGTACCAGCAGTTCCAGCTGTAGGAGAAGGGTGATTAGTGCTTGTTCCACCATTTCCGCCGCCACCTGTGCCGCCTGTGCTTGTGCTTGTTGATGAGCTGTGTGCGCTTCCGCCGCCACCGCCTGCGTAAGTTATAGATGATCCTGTATATGAATTAGCAGTTCCATTTCCACCATTACCCGGAGTGGATGCTGCACCATTTGCACCAACGGCACTTGCTCCGCCACCACCTGCTGCGGTGCTTGTAGTTCCACTATCGGCTGATCCTGTTCCACCTGCAAAACCTTCGACAGGAGAATAAGATCCGCTGTTGCCTGCTCCACCTGCAAAACCAATTCCGCCACCACCGCCTGAACCGCCTGCTTTTCCGACTCTTGCATAACCTGCTCCGCCACCACCGGCAGTTGCAGTTAGAGTCGAAAAGACAGAATTAGAACCATTTCGTCCATCGCCTGTTTCACCTTGCGCATTTGCGCCACCTGCGCCACCTGCTCCGATTGTGACAGTAAATGAGGCACCGGGAGTTACAGAAAATGATGCGTTAGAACGCAGACCACCTGCACCGCCACCGCCACCGATGTACGCACCGCCACCGCCACCACCTGCAACAACCAATACCTCGACTGAGCTTGGTGAGTCAGGCTTTGACTTCAACATTGTACCTAAAAGTATGTTGAGCATTATGAAACAGCACCTACTACAGTCCATGCATTAGCAGCAGTCTTGATTGCTGTTGCAGATGTATGTTGCTTTACTTTAGGCGCTGCTGGAGTAGCTGCTGCCGATACAATAGTCGTGGTGCCAGAAGTAACTGCGTTGATTGTTAAGTCACCTGCACCGCTATTAAGAAAGGCGATAGCCGTTCCAACAGGGAAGTTATAGGTTGCATCTGTTGGAATGCTTACTGTCTTTGTACCTGCATTAGATGTAATTACCAATACCTGATACTGATCAGTAGCTTCTAGTGTGTAAGTTGTGCCTGTTTGAACATCTAGAGTAAAGGCCACCAAGCCATTAAACATAGCTGCTGATAGCACATCTCCGGTTGCTGCTGGAAATCCTGTTGCCATTATTGCTCCTTTACCATGCTAGACGAGATACGCCTAGGATACCGTATTCTGTGTTCCCAATGATGAAACCATCGGTTATTGGCTCCATCGTGGTGAAAGTAGTAAACCAGCTAGTTGGCTGGATGTCGTGTGCCACGCCCTGAATCTGTATAGTCTTTGTAATTGTATCGCCATTAGGCTGAATGTTAGAGATGGTGACATTGTTAAAGTAATCAAGGCTCAGAGCTGCTGTGACACCTGCTGAGTAAGAGGGAGTCGATAGATCAAGGGTCATAGAGTCGATGCGGATGGTGGTGTCTTTGCGGCTGTTCACATAAGTAGTAGCCAAATTCATGGCTTCCTCATCCGTAGCAATCGGCAGATTTTGTGCGCTTGTGCTGTGTAGGAAGTAAGTGTCCACGCTGGCTGCATCTGTGTGACTCTGCACATTGGTACTTCCGTAGCGTTGGATGTTGGCTTGGTTGATGATGAGCTTGTCATCAAAAGCGAATTTGATGTTGGCGTAAGGAATACCGCCTGTTTGATTAAATACTGTAGGGGTATCGTCTAGGCTCTCAATAGTGCTAGATCGGCTCTTGAAAATCGCATTGCCATCGGGACTCATATAAAACGCGCCTAGCTCGCTAAACTCCGCAGCTCGAATAGCAGACAATGCCACGCGAGATTGACCAGAATCGGCTGAACAGATTGTGTCACCTGTGTCGATGTTTCGCATTGAGTTAGGCCATGAAAGCTCTGAAAGGATACGGTTGATACGAGTGCCAGTATCTTGCGCCGTACTTGCATCTGTAACAGTTGAAATAGCAGCAAGGTTGAAGATCTTGAAAGCATCGTAGGAGACGATAGTCACATAGCCGATTTCCTGCCCTGTTGGGTAGGTATATCGGTACTCAGATGTGTAACCTGAAAATAGGTAATAAGTAGTGCCTGAGTATGTAGCAGTAATCTGGATTTTGCGTAAAGGCTTTAGATAGCCATAAATCGGAGAACTTGTGTTTTGTGGATTGAACTCACCATTAGGATCTAGGATCTTGACCGATGCAGTACCAGCATTATAACTGTCAGTCATCAAGTCTCGACCACGCCTAATTGCTATTTGTGTGGTCTGTGTTGAGTAATCGATAATAAGTGCAGATGCATTGCTTCCAGCAAGCTCAGAAACGCCAAGGATACCCTTGACTGGATCACCAATAGTAAACGGATACCCGTAAGTAGGGCCATCACTAAAGTTAATCGTGACTCCGATGGTTGCTGGAAGTGCCATTAAATCGCAACCAATCGATCAATAGAACCAATGATTTGTAAGTTACCGCTTGAAGCAGAATTGTTTGTCGCATCGATAATTGCTTGCTTTAGATCTTGATCTGACATGACAGTACCTTGAACAGTTACATTTACTACTGTGGTTGGGTTTGTAGGAGTAGTCGGATTTGTTACAGTTGGTACATTACCAATCGTGCCTGTAATGCCCATAGAAGCTGCTGCCTGTGCAGCGTAACGCGCACCGGACAAAGACTGTGCAAATGATGCTCCGCCGAGCAAACCCATAGCCAATGAGTTTTGTGCAATAGTGCTTGTCAATTCAATAGATTGTTTATTGATTTCAATGATGGCGCGTGTAACCCCATCGAGTCCTTCTTCCCACGCAATGAAAGGGTTGCCGGCATCCATGGCATAAGTCTCTTCCAAAATGTCTTTAAGCTCTACTACCTTGCCTTGGATCTCATTAAGCAATTTTGTGTACTTCTCAATATCATCCATGTTTTCTTCTTGAATAGCCTTGAGAAGCATCAAGCGAATTCTCTCCTCCTCGCTGATCTTGCCTTGGAGAGCTGCTTGGATCTGGATCTTCTGGATGTCAAAGATTGCCTTAGCCTTAGCCAGTTTGAGTTGATCCTTAGAAACCTTGAGTGTTTCTTTAGCCACTTTATTTTGTTGCAAAGTAACCTTAGTCGATGCTTGAGACTGACCTGAGACAGTCATAGGAGTTGTGAAAGGTTTTGTGGCTGACTGCTTGCCTAAATTTCTGAGGCCTTCTAGGTAAGATCCAAGAATAGGAATCATGCCAAGATTAAAACTGCCAACCCCGGGAAGTGATTGAAGTTTCTGACCTAGAACTCCAATACCACGGATAACATCGGCAGTATAAAGAGCAGCACTTTCCATAGATTTAGCAAGATCATCTACTGAGTTATCTTCACCCAAACCTTTAAGAGCATCGATAAGTCCTGTACCGATAATCTCTTGCACATTTGCAGCAGCTACTCCTAGTTTGTCTATTGAACCCTGAAAGGTTGCCGCTGCTGCTGTTGCTGAACCCTTAAAAGTAGAAGCTAGATCAGTTGTTATATCGTAAAAGGATTTGGTCTTTAGATCTGCTTTTGATATACCGACACCTAAACGAGTCAAAGCTGTATTGTTGCCTAAATAAGCGCGGCTTAAAGCCGTAGTAACAGAGCCTAGATCTTTGCCAGTTGCAGCACTAATGTCCAAGGACAGATTAAGTAATCTTTGGCTTTCGGCAGTATTGCGTGTGGCTATCGCTAGTGTCTGATAAGCCGGACGAAGAAGATCATCGACAATGCCGAACTGGCTTTGTAAAGATTGCAGGTACGCTTCTGAGAAAGCCGCATCTCGCTCTAAACCAACATTTTTCAATGCTAAGGCTAATTGCTGCTGAGCCTTTTGATCTGCTGCTGCTGCCTTGATCGAAGCTTTACCGAAGGCGAGAATGCGTTGAGTACCAAATGCAAGACCAAGTGAAGCAGCAAGACCTTTAACATTCTTGGTCATTTTCTCTGTTGCTGTTTCAGCTTGCTTGAATGCCTTTTTTCCCGTGAATTCGGCGGCGATATCAATCTTTACATCTGCTGCCATTATTTCACCTGTGTCCTTTTCTCGAACTCAATTTTAGACTTTTCAATAGCTTTGATTACTGCCGCGTTGGCTTTTCCTTGATCTTCTGCATAAGCGCGAAAGATTGCGCGACCCTTCATCTTGCGAGTAGCTCGACCTGCTTGACCTTCTGCTCTTTGGAATGCATTAACTATTCGGCCTGTACGATCCATAGCATCGATAAACTGCTGACCAGCATTAGGGTTATTGCTTAAAGATTGATCCTTAGAACCTGATCTAATTGTTTTGCCAAAATTAGGATTGCTCGGAGCTACTACTTTTGCTAATGGTGCTTGTTGTCTACCTTGTGGGTTTTTACGACCAGCGGTCTCATAAATAGATCCTGACACGGAAGAATTAACAATGCGCGCTAATGATCGAAAACCAGAACGATTAGGCTTTGATGGTGTCGTTTTATAACCAATTCCTCGTTTTGCTTCCGAAGATGACCAGACTCGATTACCCCATCTGCCGTTATTGCTTTTAGCCCAACCACTTAACGGCGCAGTAGATGGTATAAATCCACGCGCTTTTGCAGTAATGGGTTTAAGGATTGCAGCAATTTCTTTTTGTGTTTCTTTAGCAAGATCTGGAGTAAAGTTTCTGAGGGCTTTACGAAGTTCAACGCCGCCTTTTACTTCTGTTGGCATCGCTGATCTCCTTTGCTTCATCTTTGAGACCTAGCAAGAGAGCATCTAGCATGGTCTTATCTAATTCGAGTAACTGCTGTGGCGCAATCCCCAACCTAATGCTTAGCCTAGCGATTAGATAGGTGAATGGAAGATCGCGCTTTAAGCTAAAGGGTCTGAATCCTCAACGCTAACACTCGTAAGTGTTTCAATGAAGTCAATCCCAAAAGGCTTAACAGATTCACCTGACCTGCGTGTTATTTCCCATGCGAGCCAATAAACATGACTCTGCAATTCCTGATCTCTGAACGCCTTATGAAAACCCATTTTAGCGTATTGCTCAAATGCGTACTCCACCGCTGGGGTGATTTCGCCTTCTAACACGCTTCCATCTGTACGAACGATCTTTAGTCTTGCCATGGTTAGCCCCTTTGTTTAATTGTTTAGAATGTACCTGTTGTGGTAACTGCAACTGTTGAGTTAGCAGTAAATGTGATTGACTGTGTGCCAATGTCTCCAACAGCACCATTGATGTCTGTT